TACAGGTTGTTGTCCTCCGTGGTCTCGACTTCTATGTTGGCTTCCGTCGCTTTGCCCATCACGCCGCCGTTGGCGTAGGACACTGTCGTGCCGGTGTTGGAATAGACCGCGTAATAGGGTTTGGAAAGTCCGATTGTTGCCATGCTTGCTTCTGTCCTTTCATTTCATAATTTTTGCACTTTCTTCATCGATGATTTTCGCCATCGTCTCTTCTGCCGCTTTTTTCGTTTTCCGCACCGCCGGCGCGACGAAGGGCCGCTTTTTGGCGATGCTTGAACCGCTTTCGATCGACCGTGCAAGGAGCACGTTCGGCTGCCCTTTCGGATATTTCTTTGTTTTCATACCGTTGTACCCGTCAAATCCGAGCTTGACGTTCAGCATCCCGTCTTCGCTCCCCATCGGACTGATGCCGAACCCGTCCTGCAAGCCCTTCTTGGCGGTCTCGGTCAGCGGCGCGCTCCAATGGTTGTTATATGCGATCACGCCCCATTCGTCCTTAACGGCGGGCAGCGCGTCGATGTTTGCGCGCACGGCGTCGGCGACGATTGCGGCGCCTGCGCAGACGGCTTTTTCGGCGATGGTTTTGCCCTCCTTGCCCAAGGCGGAAAGGCGTTTTTCATATTCCTTCAGCCCGGGGAATTTGATGATTGCCAGTTATGCCACCTCCCACGACCATTCGTAATGAATAAAGCCGGTGTCCTCCTCGTACTGCACGGAGGACAGCGACCACGCAATGCCGTGGCTGCTGAGCGCTTCGCCGAATGCGTCGACCCAAGGGTCAAACTCCTGCTTTGTAAACAGGTCGGTCGTCCCCGTGACGGCGCGTTCGGCGTGGCTGTCGTCGGCGGCAAGGACGTTTTCGCCGTCCTCCTGCCAAACGAAATAGCGGTCGGAATGCATCCGCTCGATATGGCTGACTTGGTCGGTCACATCGAGATGTGCGGCAAGAATCTTTTCGTACCACATCATTCTGCGCCTCCTTCGAGCGCGACGTCTTCAAACCTCTGTTCGATTTTGGCCAGCGTGATGTCCACAGAGGGCGGATACACGCCTTCCGCGGTCTGCACAAGCTCCACGCGGTAGCGCTTCCCGTCTTCGGTAATGGCCATATCTTGACTGCTGACCGTACCCGTCCGCGGTGTGCGGACGACGCGCTCGACGTCAATCATGTTTTGCTTACTCTGGTAGTATCGCTGGAGACCGAGACGCTGTTCTTCGTAGCGCAGCGTTGTTTTCAGCGTCGCCTGCGGCTGCGGCATATATCCCGGCCGGGCGGCGTCGGTTAGGGTGTAGATGCGCACGACTCCGTCGTTATAAGCCTGCGTGATTTCATTCGACGGAAGGTATGGCGTTTTGCGCATAGTCCTTCACCGCCTTTTCGTTCTGCATCCCGAGCAGCAAAGACAGATAGTTGCTCTCAAACACATCCAGCGCGCTGTCGCGGGCGTATCGCACATATTCCATCAACAGCGTCCGCGGCATCCCGTCTTTGGTGTAGTCCGCAACGGCTCCGTATTTGGCGTCAAGATACGCCATCCCGGAGGCAATGAGGCCGCCGATCTTCTGATCGGTGGCCTCGTCGTCCCATGTGATGTTCAGATAGTTCTCTACGTCAGCCAGCAGGCCGGCGGGCAAATTGTTGCGGTCTGCCATTATGACTTAGTTACGGTTACGACGTAGGATTTCGTCGCGGTTCCGTTTGCGGCGGTCACTTTGACCGTCAGCGTATTGGCGCCGGCGCCCCACGTCACGGCTCTGCCGTTGACTACGCGAGTCGTCTCTTCCTCTGCGTCCTCGTTGGTGATCTCAACCGTCGCGTTTGCGTCGGCGGGGATTGCGGTCACGGTATTGGTTGCGTTTGTGGTGGCTGCGGTGTAGCCGGTCGTCGTCGCGGCGGAAAAGGCGGGCGAAAGGGTAAGGCCGCCGATTCGCAGGTCGGCCAGCTCGGCCACGGCGGACGCGGCCGGCGCCGTCACCTGCTGCACCTTCCAGACGGCGGGCTGCACGGACGAGATGTCAAGCACGAAAAATGCGTTGTTGTCCATCGGGAAGCCGTTGGCGTAACCCTTGATGAGATACACCCGTTCGTCCTCGATGAAGTGGTAGTGGTCGGAATATTCGATCCGCCCGTCCTTTACGGCGCCGGCGGCGCCGAAATATTTGTACCCGATACCGATGATGGCTTTTCCTTGATCGACGGCGGGCGTCTGAATCACGGCCATCGGATAGGGCAGCACGTCGTTGCGGTAGCTGCCGTCCGGCCCCATCAGCGTGGTGGCGGGCATAATTCGCTGAAAATAATCCACAGGATTGACCACAAGGATCACGTCTCGGACGTTGCGCGCTTTGCCGTTGGGGTCGACTGCCATCAGCGCCAGCAGGTTTCCGATGGTTTCGGGCGACAGGTCGCTCACGGCAATGGCGGATTTTTCGGGATATACGCCGCCAGTGACGGTCACGTTGTCGCCGACCTGCCGGTTCATACCGATCGGTTTGCCGTTGCCGTCGCCCGATACGAAGCCGGCTTCCAGTCCGTTGGCGTAGGCTTCGTACAACACTTGGCGCACAAAGCTGTCCAGCCACTCGGGGCCGAGTTCCAGCATTGCCTTGCAGACCGGCATAAACGCGGACAGCTTGAGCAGCGACGTGTCGACTTCCTTAAAACCCGACGTCAATTCTTCCACGATCTCTGCGCAGAGTTGTCCCCACGCGGCCTTTTGATACCCGTTGGTATTCATCATCATACGAATCGCGCCGCGCGTATTGACGAATTGAATATGCGACAGCAGCGGGTGTGCGGTCTGGAGCTCGTCAAAGACTGCGTCGAGTACGGTTTCCGGCATCACGACGTCAAGGCCGTTGAGCGCCTGCTTGGGGTCTTTGGCTTTCATTGCTTCGGCTAACTTTTGGTAATAGGTGCGCTCCTCGCTCGTGAGCTGCCGCACGCCGCGGGAAGCCAGTGCGCGCCGATCCATCTCGCCTTCGAGCTTGTCGAATCGGTTGGCGTATTCGGTTTCGATGTCGTCCCTAATGCAGAGCAGCATCTGCTCGAACGAATTGTAAAACGCTTCGTTGTCGTTCTCGCGGATGGCTTTCTGCATAGCCTCCCGCACATCGCTGCGGATTTGGATGTCGTTGGATTTCATTTGTTATCCCCTCTCAAACAATTTCAGTATGTTGTTTTTCTTTGGCTCCTGCGGCTTTGCATTTTGCGCAAATATACGCCGGAAAATCTGTTTTTTGGCGTCCTGCGTATACGAGCCGGACGCGTCGGCGGTAATGGACGTGGCGATATGGTACTCCAACGCCTGCTCCGGCGTCAGCCAGACCTCGTTTTGCATCAGTTCGCGCACGGTTTCTTCCCGCATTCCTGCGCGGTCGACAAATGCGCGTATACCTATGCCGGTCATTTTCTCTGCGTCATACGCTGCCGCGCGCAGGTCGTCCGCATATCCGCAGGCGCAGGCGAAAACTTCGTGGAGATAATAGGCGGATAAGTTGGACGCGTACCGATTGTCTCCCGCCAAAAACGGGAACAACGCGGCCGAGGCGACGAACCCGTCGCCGTAGGTGTTGATCTTCGCGGGATGCCGCAGCAGCGCGTTGTAAATGGCCCATCCTTCGGAGACCGCGCCGCCGTAGCTGTCGATGTGTACATGGATCGTATCGGCTTCCAGCGTTTCAAGCTGGCGCACAAACCGGCTTGCACTTGTACCCGCGTCTTCTCCGTCGGCGGTTATGTCGCCGTAAAGATAAATAGTGGCTTCGTTTTCGGCCTGCCGAATTGTGTAATGGCTTGGCATTTCATTATCACCTCCTTTTAGCAACGCCCTCTCTGTCGGTTCTCATTCTTCAAGGGCGTATTGTTCAGGCTTTGGCGGTACGGGCGGCGTCCTTGGCTCCGACAGCTTTTGTGCTTTCCGTCATTGCGGAAATATTTTTCGTCATAAAATGCTCGTCCGCCCACGGTTCTAAAATGGCGGGCTGGCCGGCGGCTCGGCGCACGTCGTTGATGGTAAAAGCGCCCGAACCGATCAGCTTTTCCACATTCGCGGCGTTTTCAAAAATATCGAAGTGCAGGATGCTCGATGAATCCACCCGCAGATAGTTCCCGCGCTTCCATTCCTCGTATCCGTAGCGTTTGCGGTTGATCTCTTCTTGAAGCTGGTCGCACAGCGGGTCTATGCAGTAGGTCATAAATCTGCTGTTGGCGTCGGCGGTGCCTTCCACCGTGCCTTTGACCAGTACGGCCGGAATCAGAAACGCACGGGCGGTAAAGTCAAAAATATCCTCGGCCAGCGCCTTGATGTCACGCGTATCCCGCGCGTTCGATCTTCCTCCCGATTCGATGCGCGTGTAGTCATAACCGTCGAACTCGGGCAGGATTGCGCCGTCGCTCTGTAAAAAGGGCTTGAACTGTTTTTCGATCATGTTCTGGAAATTTTCCATCCATCCGGGATCGTTCTGCGCAAGCTGTTCGACATGCACCTTCCAATGCTGTCCGTTGTCCCATTTATAAGCCCTTTCCGCCGCGCGGAGCAGACGGGAATAGGACTCGTAAAGCCCGTTGAGCACCGGCCGGATGTCTGTGTGATTGAGCTTGAAATGCAGTACGTTGTTCTCCCATATGGGGTATTGGTATCGGTAATCGCCGACGACAATGTTTTTGTATTCGTTCTGCCTGCTCGGCCACGCTTCGGGCGTATCCCAGCTATCGGCGACGACGAGGGCGTCCGTGTGCTTTTGCGGCAGCGTCTCGACGACCAGCGCTTCGTTGTGCATATACAGCTTGGCAACGAGCTTGTGCAGGAATACGGTGGAGCTTTCGTTTGCGTTGGGAGAGTAATTCCACATGTAATACTCGCCTTCGCGAATTTCTTTGCTGTTTTGATAGGTGCGGAATTCACACCGGCCGAGCGCGGAAGCAATCATATTGACGCAGACCCAAAAGGACAGCTCGCGAATCTGGTATTCCTGCGCGGCTTCGATCAGTTCTTTGCAGGCAATCTCACGGTTTTCGCCTTTCCCGTCCTGCCCGCGCAGCCATTTGAAAAAATGGAATGCCGTTGTCCTCACCTCCTCTTTGCTCGTTCGTCATCGGATGGCCGTTCGGCCGACGAGCCGAGCTGCATTACAGCCGAATGGCGCCGATGGACGGCAATGCCGCCGGCTGGCCGCCGCCTAAAACAGATTCCGCGGTCATAGCGGCGACGAGCGCCATAAACATATCGGTTTTTCGGCTCTTGCCTTCGATTTTTGCGTAAATAAAGTTGCCCGTGTCCATTCCTGCCTTTTTCGAGCTGCGGACACGTTTGGTGTTGTTGACCGCCCAGCGCAGGCAAGGGTTGTCGCTCCAGCAGAAATATCCGCGGTCAAAGCAAATCTGGATTACGGGATCGACTGTCATAATATCCGACGGCCGCACGAGCTTGACGCGCGTTTTATCTGCGGCGTCAAAGCCGATCCGGCGCATAGCTTCCGATACCAGCGTCCATCGGTAATGATCCATCGCAAGCATTTTGACGTTGTACGTCTGCGCCGCCTGCCGGATATAGTCCGCAAGCAGATCCGGGTGGAT